ATTTATTTTTTTTTTTTTTTTTATTTATTTTTTTTTTTTTTTTTTTTTTCATAAAATTTTTTTTTTTTTTTTTTTTAAAACTTTTTTGAAAATTTCGGAAAAATCCAAATTTTTTTTTTTATTTTCTGAATTTTTCAAAAAGTTTCGAAAAAAAAAAGAATTTTGGACTTGTGATTGACACCTAGCAAAAAATCAAACAACCTCCGAAAATTCTCTTACCAAAACTTTTTTTTTGATTTTAAAAATACTTAAAATTTTCTAAATTTTCTATATATGAATGATAACAATGATAATAAAAAAAAACCCAAAATTCCAAAGATTTATAAATGCGAAAAATGTAAGTACATAACTCTTAACAAAAAAGATTATAATAAACATTTAGCAACACTGAAGCATTTGAAGGTAATAAATAAATCCCCAAAAATCCCCACACCATTTATCTGCTCAGAATGTGGAAAAACATATAAATTTTTGTCAGGACTCTCACGACATCGCAAAACTTGCATTTCTATTTCTGAAAATTTTGAAAATTCTTCCGAAAATTTACAAAAAAATTCCGAAAATTCACAAAACTTCTCTCAAATTTTTCAAGATACCGACTATCAAAATATTGATTTTAAAACCGCATTTATTCAACTTCTTAATAAAACTACCGAACTTCAAGATACTATCATCAAACAACAAGACAAACATAACGAAGAAATCAGTAGTATTTTACCCAAAATCGGCAATTATAATAATAATAAATTCAATATTAACTTCTTCCTCAATGAAGAATGCAAAGATGCCATCAATATTATGGATTTTGTTCAATCTCTACAACACCAAATTAAAGATCTTGAAAATACCGGCAAACTTGGCTATGTTGATGGAATTACTAACGTATTCCTTAGAGGACTTAAAGAACTTGATATTAATAAACGCCCTATCCATTGCAGTGATATCAAAAAAGAAATACTATATGTTAAAGATAATGACCAATGGGGCAAAGATAATGATGAAATTAAAATGAAAAAAGCCATTGATTTCATCAGCAAATCACATATTAAACAAATCCCTGATTGGGTTGAAGAAAATAATAACGAATCCGATAATAATGAAACTTATTATCAAATCCTTAAAGAAGCTGTTAACTATAACGACGAAAATGTTAGCCAAATTATTAAAAATATATCCAAAAATGTCATTATTGAAAATGATACTAAAAACAATAATGACTAATCTATACACTATTACATGTTATTGATACATTCTTCTCAAAATTTACTAGTTCAGGATAATGATTCCTTACACTATCCCAATAACAAGAAAATATGTAATACACCAATTCATCCTCCGACATAAATTTATAATTTATTACTATATTCTTAAAAAACCATAACTCATATAAACCTATAAACATTATCAAAAATAAATGCTCAAATACTATCTTAAATATAAAATGCTTTTTTCTATATATATATTGATACATTCCATAATATACTACTGTTGTACCACTACATATATAAACAAAAAATAATGCACTATTATATAATTCATTATTTATATTATCATTCACTCTTTTACTATCCATCGCATCAGTCTTCAAACCTGTATAATAATTATCTATGTAAGAACCATAATAATTTTCCGTTAAATACTTATATAAAAATTCACCTCTTAATTTATCCTCGTGCATGTCAAATGATACTATTGCACTATCTAACTGTTCCAATAAAAAATCCTTCTCAGTTGGAGCAGCATAATAAAAAAAAAATAAAGTCTCTAATAATGACAACATTGATATATGAATTAGGGCATGCAATATTAACTTTAATCCATATTTTAATACTTTATTATTCTTCTTCTCACATTTTTCACTTCTCTCATCTAATATTATTGTATTCTCCGTTATTTTATCATTCTCATCACTAAAATCTATCATTTCCATATCACCAAATACTGGATTTATTTGATTACTCATATTTATTTATTATTATTTTTTTTTTTTATTTTTCATTTGTCACAAAATATTTTTTTTCATAAAAAATATATAAAATTCAACTTTTATTTATTAACTACCTATCTATTAATTATTCTTATTTAGTTGTAAAAAAAAAAAGTAGAGAGAAAAAATAAATTCAATTTAATATTCTATTTATTCTTTTTTTGAAACTATTTAAATGATATATTAAAATACTATTATGCAAAAACTTGAAACATCTAATCCTATTATATGCAACTTTTATCATTCCAACCCATCTTTTAATTTTGAATCTATGAATTTATTACTTGTTGAAATGCTTAAAAATATCGTTAAAAATACACAAGAGAATAAAAATGAACAAATATTAACCAATTTACATGACTTCTTCAATAATTTTAATAATCAATTTACTAATCTTAATTCTAAGGTTGATTCACAATTCAAATCCTTTTCTGATCAACTTGAGTCTATTAAATCTATTAACAATCTTACGCTATCCAATAATGAAAAAGATATTAATACTATTAAAGAATTACTTAGCCAAATCAGTTCTCATAATAATAAACTTAGTTCTGATGTATCCAATGAATTAGTCGTGAAATTTAATGACTTCAAAAATAACTATATTGATTCACTCAAATCATATGTTGAAAATATATTAAATGATAAATCACAATTTAATACTACATCCATTGAACAACAGTTTCAAAAATATAATAACCTCTTATATGCTAATGTTCAAAAGCTTATTCAAAATATACTTCCACAAAATGAATCATTACTTAAAGACTTCTTTGATAACAAATGCTCCACACTTATTACTAATGCACAACAACCTATTATTACATTATTAAGTTCTTCTAATGAAACCATTAAATCATTACATCAAATTAATACTAATGTTTTCCATCAATTTGAAAAACAACTTAACTCTACTATTAAAGGTGCTGTTAGTGAAAATAAATTACATAAACTACTTAGTGATCTATTTCCGTCCTCTGAAATTATTAAATCTGCTACTGAAAAAAAATCGGGGGATTTTATTGTCAAACGTGATGAAACTATTATGTTTGAAAATAAAGATTATGAAAGAAATGTACCACCTGAAGAAGTTAAAAAATTCATGCGCGATATTAATGAACATAATATTCATGGCATTTTTTTAAGCCAAAGTAGTGGTATCACACTCAAACCAAATTATCATATTGATATTCATAATACTAATGTTCTTGTATATGTTCATAATGTTAATTACGATAAAGAAAAAGTTAAATGCGCTATTCAAATTATTGATACACTCGCACCACGTTTACGTTCTATATCTAGAAATCTAGGAAATAATAATATTTCTTCTGAAGTTCTTGAAGATATTAACAAAGAATTTAACCTTTTTATTGAAAAAAAAGAAATGATATTGACTATTTCTAAAGATCACCTTAAAAAAATATCATCTTCTATTCAAGAATTACAATTCCCTAATCTTGAAAAATATCTTGGTACTAAATTTGCACCAGTATCTTCACATAATTTTAAATGCGATATTTGTAATCTATTTATCGGTAAAAGTATTAAATCACTATCTAAACATAAACAAACATGTCTCAAAAAAAATGATTTAACTATTTGTGTAGAAACTTAAACATTAATTTATATTATATTTAATGAACCGACTTAATCAAATTCAAAATATATTTAAAAAAATTGTTATTGTTAGACATGGTCAATCCATTTGGAACCATGATTCTAAATTTACAGGATGGACTAATATACCTTTAACAAATGATGGAAAAAAAGAAGCAGTATCTATTTCTAAAAAATTAAATGAAATAAATATTGCTCCCAACATCATATTCTCCTCTGAACTTGATAGATGCATTAAAACTTCTAATATTATTATTCAAAATATGAAAAATAAAAATATTCCTGTTCATACATCATGGAGATTAAATGAAAAACACTATGGAACTCTTGAAGGAGTACCTAGACAATTTATAAGAGAAAAATACGGAGAACAATTTACATCTATGATGCGAGGTAATTTTACTTTTAAACCACCTGTATTAAATAATATACCAACCTATAATCAAAATAAATACAAAATTTATCGTAATTGCTATTTTAAAACTATTGAAAAAGGCGAATCCAAAGAAGATGTTTTAAATAGACTATTACCTTATTATGAAAATGATATACTATACAAAGTTAGCGATGAAAATAAATTACCTTTAATTGTTACACATAAACATTGCGCTAGAGTATTAATGAAGTATTTTCTCAATATTCATGATGATAGCTTTCAAGACTATCAAATACCTAGTAAAAATATTATTATTGTATCACTTGATGATGAACTTAATTATTTATCACATGAATTTATACCATATTAAAATTTTGCTCCATCATTTTCATCTATTATTTTATTTATTTGTATAAATTCCATTAAATCACATTCATCTTCACATACACTATAATATATTTCACTCAATTCATCTTCTGTTAAGGTTGTACCTATTTGCTTTCTCCATTTACAAAATCTATCAAAATTTGTTTTATTATTTTCACTTTTCATCATAAAAAACAATGTTTTTAAATACCCTTCAAAACTATCTTCTTTTATATCTTCCTCCTTTTCTGGTGTCTTTGGAATATACTCTAATTCTTTTATTTTATCTTCATCCATTTTTTTAATTACTTCTTCAAAATTAATATTTATATTTCTTACATTTTCCTCCTTATTACTCTTTGAACCTTTAATTGCTAACCTTAAAAAAGTATTATAATTTCTATTAAAAGATAATTGAAAACTAATTGCATGTAAGCCAAATATAAATATTAATAGTATATTTATCATTATTAATATTTATTAATTCTTATTTATTATATTTTTATTAATTATTTATAACAATCAACAACTATAGACATCGGTCTAAATGGATTTTTTACCCTGTTATCATGATCTGGTGTTCTTGAGATATACCCTTTGCTATAATCTATTTTATTTGTAATAGGATTATTATTTTCATCATAGTAATGTAAATAATTTATTTTATCATTTAAAAAGTTAGTTGATTCTAATAATGATTTAACAGAATTAAAAACTGGAAACCAAACATGTCCTCCTGCAATTACTTTTTTGTTAATTATATCATATCTACCACCACCACCTTTGTCAAATATAATATTTCCATTACCATCCTTTTCAGAACGATTATATAAAACATCACAGTTATAATCAGGCATTGATAAACGAAATAGTCCTCCAGGTTTTAATACTCTAAATATATCATCAATAGATTTTTTTAACATTCTATATTCTATGTGTTCCATTACATCTTCTGATTGTATTATATCAACTGTATTATTTTTTAAAGGTAATGTCTGAGTAATATCATGTTTAATATGGTATTGATCCTGATTATGTAAAGATAGTCCTATAAAAGGTATATTTGTATAATCACGTCTTTGTTTTGGCATGTCTCCACAATACAAGAAAATCTTATCATTATTAACAATATTTTCAAATTTCATAATATATATTATATTATTTCTATAATATATTTTTTTTGAATATTTCATAATCACTTATTCTAATTATATTTTCAGGTACAGAACACTTTATATCATCTGGAATTATAATTAATTCATGATTACCTAAAAAAGTACATACTG